CAGAACCAGCAAGATTGATTGCTAGTAATCACTTAGATTTATATGACATTGTAGGTAAAATTGAAGTGTGTCTCAATAAAAAGACAGTTATTTTTGAAACAGGAGAAGAGGAAGTATGAAAGATAGATTTGATTTAGAAAATGAGATTACCAAATTACATATTTTTACTGATGATCTTGGAACATTGAGCGAGGGAATTCTTGAGCATGGTTTGAGCAGAGATGAGATTGTTAATGCTATTGAGGGGCTACGAGTGATGCTTACGCTCCAAGCAAATAAGTTGTTTGATACCATGACTCAGTGTTTTAAACTGGATCAATATAGAGATTCAACCGATAATGATGTTGCCGACGTTTACTCTTAATAGGAATTTAAATGAATAATCCTGTTGTATTTAATGTTACTAATTTTATGAGTCAAGTAGCCAATTATCTTTACATGGAGTATGGCGACTACTACTATAGAGAGTATACCAGAGATAAAAATTTACAGAGCATGTATGATTTTACTGGTAGTTATTATTTTGGAGGAAACAATGCTCCAGACACAGCGCGATATGTTGTGGAATTAATTGATATGATTCGTGACGGCAGGGCTTAATTAAACTTTTACAAATAGATAGGATTTATATGAGTAAGTATTATTTTCTGGTTGCGGCTTTCGCTAGTTTTGTTTTTAGTGTTACTCTTTGGTTTATCGGAGATACTGACCTATCTAGGGATCAGGCTGTTTTTGTTGGTCTTTGGGTTCCATCTATTCTTTCATTAGGGAATTTGACAAACAATGGATAATATAATTATTTTTGTGGTCGGTGTTGCTGTTGCCCTTATAACTGGTATTGGGGTACTTACAAGTCAAGTATTTTGTGGATATAAGAAACCTAGATACAATCATGAGCCTACTGAAAATATTAGAAATATCCCTGGGTATTTTACTCGCTAATTTCTTTTTATTTTGTATCAGAAAAATATATGCAAAATTCTGAAGATAATCAAGAAGAAAATGAGATGCCAATTTTTGGATTAGAAATCAATGACGGTATTAATGCCCCGTTTGCTGATTTGTATCTAGATATGTTTCCTGAGTATTATGATGTAGAATGAAATCACTAGCAAAATACTTTAAAGATAAAAACAACTTCGATGGAGTTGTTATGATAAGATTAGTACACGATGGTGTGTACGAAGATTATTCAAAATGGACATACGACCATACTTATTTATTCTTTTTTGATAACTCTATGAAAATAGGTCATATTTTGTTATTTGCTGATCCTATTAAAGAAATAGACGATACCCATATAGTAATTAATCTAGATAAACCTAACTTATGTTTAGGCTTAGAACTATTTTATGGTGGAGTAACCCATGAATAGTATAGAGCAATTGATCCAAATGTTGCATAGCGTAACAGAATACGATATCATGGACTGTGGCTATGATTCTGATGGCCACAAATGTTATGCTATTCGTAATCTTTCAATAAGTCCGTCTACTCTTTTACTGGGAAATTTAGAAACTACTGATTTTCCAGAGTGGTGTGGTAAGAATAAAAATTAAGGAGATAATATGAAAAATTTAGCAAGATGCTTGATGGTGTTAGTGTTTATTGTGATGGGATCAAATATTTATGCGCAAAATTGGGTCCAATATCAAGAAGTTGTTCAAACTCAAACAACTTATATTCCTCAACCTCAACCAGTAGTAGTTTATCAATGGGTTCCTTATATCTCTCAGCAAAACTTTATAGTCGAACAACAAAGAGTTTTTTGTAAAACGCAAACAGTAGTTAGTAGACCTTTTACTCAGTGGATACTACAACCAGTAGTAATTTACAGATGAAACCAAATCTAGATATAGATATATTCGACAGCGATACCATAGTAGAAAAATGTAAACATAGCACAGTTTATAGTCAAAATCTTTATGCTGCTATGTGTAATAATAGTTTTTTTTATGGCGATGAAGAATGGAGTACTTCTTGGCGTGGCGCTGGTAATATTGTAGCAGATATAAGGGATGTCGGTGAGACTTATCTAGATTGGTATTGTTCTGGTATGGCCGATAAAGAAGGTTACGTTCCAGAAAGTGTTGTAACTGACGAAATACGTCTTGATCTCATTAAATTAGGATGGACTGTTAGACCCTACGAACCAAAATTAGAGCCAGGAGTTTATACTAATGTTTGGTGATTTAGTAAACTACAAAGAAAAGCCTGCAAAAAATGCTAAAGGGTTTTTCCTTTATAGTCCAGTCAAACAAGGATATTTTTTTAGAATATATGATGGCGACACCTTTAAGGACTATGATCTTGTCGCAGAAGAAATAGAGGTAAATTTAGTAGGGGATTGGATTTCTTTATACGAAAGTGAAGAAAATAATAAGTTAGACTTTAGCACAAAAGCATTGGGAAAATAATATGCCAAAAATAACATTTGAATTCGACTTACCAGAAGAAGAAAGAGAATACGAGGTAACATCTCAGGCAACTAAGATGCAAACTTTTTTGTGGGATTATAGTCAACAGTTACGAGCATGGCATAAGTATGGTCATACATTTAAAGATGCTGATGATGCTTTAGATAAGATAAGAGAAGAATTTTATAGACTAATTAATGAAAACCAAGTCAATATAGACTTATGATAAAAGACAGATTACATCACTGGAATTGTTCTAAATTTGCCGATTGGATAAGAGGCGAAAAGAAACCCTATGCTCTTGAATGGGGAGAGTGGGATAAGTGGGACAAAAAACAAAAAGAAGAAAGACCGTGGCGTTTTTGGTTAAGCGACACCTTGTTGCCAAAAATTCAAGACATAGTTTATTTTCCGTACGATATTTACAGAACAGTAAAAATTTATATTCGTAATCGTTATTTTGATAAACTTCACTATATTCGCACAGGATTAAAACCTGGACAATATTACGATCTTGATACTCGTATATTATATGGTTTATTTAATGAGTTGGTAGACTTTGTTGAGGTAGAATTGGCTCACCTAAGCCTCTGGAGTCAAGATAAAAAGTACAAATTCAAAAACGGACGCTGTATAGAAGCAGCATATGATTATTTGGATTGGGTTACTAATTTAAAATACGACGAAGATTATTTAACATCTCCAGATGATGAGCATTATGGCAAACTAACAGATCAAGCAAAAGCATATAGAAAAATTAGAAAATTGTATGAGTGGTGGAAAAATGAAAGACCAAATCGTAAATCTCCATATGACGATCCATCATTAGGAGATATCGCAGATATTTGTGATAATAAAAAATATAAGAACAAAAAGACGTTATACGAGCAAGCATATCAAAAAGAAATAGATCAAGAAAATGAAGACACTAAAATGCTGATCGAATTGATACGAGTGCGTAAAAATCTATGGACTTAGCTTATAATTCACCGCCACAGTATCTGGTGTTTAATCATATACCAAAATGTGGAGGAACAAGTTTTAGGCGCATGATATACCGAGCCTGTCTAAAAAATGACGGGAATAATTTTTATGAGCAACCCATATACATAAGCGACCTTACCCACAACAACATTACACTAGGCCAAGAATCTAATGTATGTATTAAAAAAATAATACATCCTAAAACAAAAGTATTCGTTGATCATAGTAAATATCTACAAATAGAAAACATCTTCGATTTAAACAAAAGCCTAACATATAGATCAGTATGCGTCAGGAACCCCATAGACAGAATCATTAGTCACAATGAATTTTTCTGCCGAATACCTATAGATGATTTATTAAATAACGAAAAATCTCTTGACGCCCTAATTTATGACTGCGGTAAGCTTTATATGAATTATGTTACATACAATATAAACGCATCAGACCAAGAAAAATATGACATAGCTAAAGACATATACAAAAATTGCTATAATTTTATTTTTCATTTACATACCCTAGACAAAGACATTGAAATATTTAATAAAACAAATCCATTTAATCTAAAACTAAATAATATAATAACTAATAAAAGTAGCAATAAACCTAATTATCCAAATGATCTAATAGAAAAAATTAAATCAAAAATACCATTAGAGATAGATCTATATAATTATATTTTGCAACTAAGGACGCAAGGCGAATATGTTAAAGATCAAAAACCAGCCCTATAACAGCGTTTGGATTAGCGCAGACTCTCAAAAAGAACTTGGTGAAACTTTTATACGTTTTCAAGAATATTACGAGAGTCCTAGTAATAAATTTCGTAACAAAATTTTTACTCTTGGTGATATAAAAAGTTTTTATAGCAAAAAATATGGCGCAGATTTATATAGTGAAATATGGATCGGTTTTAACTTTCCCAGTTGTGTTCTGAGTCCTTTTAAAGACGGACTATTTGATCCATTAACACCACAAGAGACAGAATTATTAACCTTGCTAAAATATAGAGTTGATGATTTCTATATTATAGGAGCTCAAAATAATAGTACTCTACGGCACGAATTATCTCACGCGATGTATGGATATGATGAAAACTACAGGAATGAAATAGATGACTTAATCAAAAAACATCGTAAAGGTTTTGCTAAAGTATCAAACTATATACTTACAAAAGGATATGCCAAAACTGTATTAAATGATGAAATACAAGCATATATAACCGATAATGACGACGAGTTTATTCGTAATAATCTTGATTCAAATTTAATAAATAAAGTTTTTTCTATTTATAGGAGATATAAAAAACATGACAGAAGACTGGGATGATTTGTGTGATGAAGAACGCTCATTTAATGAATGGCTGGCTCGAAATGATTCAGCAATAAATATATCAGTCGAAAAAATAATGTCCTTATATAAGGAAATATATATGCACGGATATGCCGCTGGATTTCTCGATAGACAAAAAATAAATGCTATGGAGCAATTACAAAAATAGATTTATGGCCGCATTGACAATTGATCCAAATGTGGTACTATTACCTGAAGGAGACTGGTTATGCTTTGGAAAGAAATTAAAACTTGGGCGAAAAACAAAGGATATGAAACCATTAAAGATAAAAAAGATGGTCAATATTATTGGGCAAAATTTGACTCTAGTGATCCTATGTCTAGTGGTGTTGCCTCAAGCGTTAGCAAACTTGCCACAGCGATATACAATCATATGACTGATGATAAGTGGTTAGATCATCAAAAAGAGTATCGAGATAACCTAGAACTTAAAAAAGTAGAAGTAAGTGAATACTAAAAAAAATAAAAACTTTGTTTATACCTGTGTGGTTGTACCAGTAGCAGTTGCTAATGGTATTATCGGCGGTATCTCTAGCGTAATAACCGCTTATTTTTTTAGACCGATATGGAAAAAAATTACAAAACTATGGGAAAAACCATGAATGTAAAATTAATTAGCACAACTCCAGACGCAGAAAAACATATTGCGTATTGTGCTAGAGTGAGCAATCCAAATAACCAAGACAATGAAAATATTAGCAAGCTTTTAAAGTATTGTATAGACCACCATCATTGGAGTATATTTGAAATGGCCTTTATGACTCTGGAAATAAACACAACCAGAGGTCTTGCTGCCCAGATTTTACGCCATCGTAGTTTTACTTTTCAAGAATTCAGCCAAAGATATGCTGATACAACCTTACTTAGCGACGATATACCCCTGTTCGACTTGCGTAAACAAGACACAAAAAACAGACAAAATAGTATAGACTGTATAGATGACTATGAAAAAAAATATTGGAACGCTAGAATTTCAGACCATTTTAGAAGCGCTAAATTATTATATGATCAAATGATTCGTGATGGAATTGCAAAAGAGTGTGCTAGGTTCATATTGCCCTTAGCCACTCCTACCAGATTGTACATGAGCGGAAATTTGAGATCGTGGATAACATACATATCTTTAAGAGAAAAAAATGGCACTCAAAAAGAACACATGCTTATAGCAAAAGAATGTAAAGCAATTTTTGTTGAACACTTTCCCATCATTAGTGAGGCATTAGGAGGTCTTGAAAAAGATTGGATTTTATGAGAACATTTAATGTTACGGCACAGGTTTGTGATATGTGTGGAGATAATCCTGGGCAAAGCCTATTATACAATGAAATAGTGCATTCATCAGATAAAGATAAGGCAGAAAAACAATTTACTTTTAATCTTTTAATTGATGATATCATCGTTCAAAAAATTTTATCAGTAGAAGAAATCCCTCAAGCGAACGGTTGACTTTTGTCGATGATGAGGTATACTACGCTTGAGGCTTTACTATGAATCGCTACGGACTGTGTTGTATTTCCCTTAAACTTAAAGAACAGGGTATTGGTCATCAAACCATGACCTTTAAAAGATTTAATTGCCTACGCAGAGAAGAGGCGGTCCAAACTCTTGGAGATAGAATTCTAAACAACCTCAAAACAACTAATGAAACTATCAAATATTGCTCCAAAAATAATTATACATATCGTGTTAGTAGTGATATCTTTCCACTGATAACATATGATGAGGCAAATGTATCATTAGAAGAGTTGCCTAATTATGATGACATACAAAACGAGTTTAAGAATATTTCACAAACTATTTCCGATACTGGGGTTCGTGTTTCTTGTCATCCTAGCGAATTTAATGTATTGGCATCTCTCAATCCCAAAGCAGTCGAAAAAACAATCAAAGAACTTAACTTCTACAGCAATTTCTTCGACAGAATCGGCCTTGAAGCAAATTATAACAACCCGATGAACCTGCACGTTCATAATAAAAATGGAACACACTCTGAAATCATTGATCGTTTTATTCAAAATTTTAATCGTCTTGATCCTAATTGCAGGAGCAGACTTGTTATTGAAAATGATGACAAAGTTAACTGCTGGAGTGTGAAAGAACTTATCGAACATTTTCACCCTGCCACAAATATACCTATTACATTTGATTATCTTCATCACAAGTGCAATCCTAATGATTTAAATGAACAAGAAGCACTTGAGTCTTGCTATTTGACATGGCAAGGATATCGACCGCTTTTTCACTACAGCGAAAGTAGGCCGGGAAATAATCCCCGTGCTCATGCTGATTATGCTGAAAATATGTTTAATAACTATGGATTAGAATTTGATGTTGATATGGAACTCAAAATGAAAGACTATGCTATAGAACATCATGAAGAAATCTGTAAAGGGGTAATCGCATGAGTGCTTGGTTAATTGCTTTTACTGGTTGCTGCTATTTGTACGTTGCTTGCGAGCAAGGATACAAAGGCAATACTGGTATGCTAATAACATATATCGGATATGCTTTTGCTAATGTTGGACTATATATACTAGCAAATAAATAAGGAAATACGCTATGAAAGAACCAAAAAAAATACCACTAACAGACAATCCAAGAAATAAAGAACCAGAAAAAATTCCACTAACTACACCTACTTACTATGATATCGAAATGGCTGATGATCTTTGGATAAAAAATGAAAATAATAAACAAAACGATCAGACGAGCATACAAGAATTGGAATCCGACTAAAAGTATTCGATGTTACCATTATGCTGGTTGTTATGATGGAACAAAACTAATTTGTTTCACCCAAAACAATCCTATCAAAACCCATGCTGGAGCCTACAGAATAGGCGAAGACTTTAATCTTCCTAAATATAAAGAGTTTCCCTACTATCATAGTGAGTCTAGGCTTATTTCTGAATTGCTGGGTCGTTATAATACTATTGATCCTAACTGGAGTATTGTTGTTATGCGAATTAATAGAAAAGGATTAATTCTGGGTAGTAAACCTTGTGAAAATTGCAGCAAGTTATTAAGCAGCGTTGGCTTGAATGATGTTTATTATAGTACTGACAACGGAGACTTTGTTGATAGTATAGGAAATCCGATTCAAGCAACCCGGTTGACAGTGCCGATGAGTATGGTATAATCCAATCAACGGAGGATACCAATGAATTGTATTTATTGTCAAAACGATATTGATTTTGATCGTTATGAATTTCTTGTTGAAACTGGCCGTAAGATTATCTGTAAAGATTGTAGTGTAGAGAATCGTGCTGTTGGATTTATGGATTGGGGACACAAAACAGCACCCAGTTTGGTTATGGTTCCTGCTAATGCTAGAGAAACTATTCGCAAATTAGATAGAGCAAACCGGAGGGCTAGATAATAATGAACTGGCTTGATCTATATAATTTTCTTCATCAAAAAGCAAATGATATGAAAGCATTTGGTAAATTTGATTGGCAACAAGATGTTAAGGTTTACGACAATGCTTATGGTGGATTATTTAATGGTGATCTAATAGAGTTTAATGACACAGAGGAAAAGGGAATTTACATAAAATTTGATTCTGGAGAAAATAATGGATCTTGAAATTGAAAACCTTCTGTTTAAGCAAGTAGAGAAACCTAAACGTCATCTAATGACCAAAATTATAAATGTTTGGGAAAATAGATACAGAATTAATGTATATATCGAAATAGAAGAAAATAACCTAATTAAGAGAAGAATTCATTCTAGTTATTTTTGTCATTATGAGCCTGGAAAACTCACAATTGTGGACGGTCTAAAGAAAACCGCTTGACAACGCCGATAACGGTAGTATACTTAGCATATTCACTGACACAGGAGATTAGAAATGCCCAAAGGCAAAAAGACTTGTCCGAATTGTTCTAACATGGTTGGGCCGCGAGCCTATGTTTGTAAGAATTGCAATCATGTTTTTTCTTTTAAAATCAACAACAAAGAAAAGCGAACACATAAAATTATTAGAGACTTTAACTGGAAGGATCTTGAGCCGGGCGATAAGATCAAGGTAGGTGGCGGCCCATATTTTCTACACAATGGAGAACTTGTCCCTATGGGATATAGAGGAAGATTTGTTGTAGAAAAGATTGATGATAAAGGCATCTGCGCTTGGGGTATTGATAAGAACGCTGGATTTGCTCATATTTATATGGGGCCAGATTGTCAAAATCCTGAAACTGGAGTTTGGAAAGTTAAACATAAAATTCTCAAAATGAAAAAGAAAGATTCTGCATATAATCCTAAATACGATAAGGCATTAGTTTAATGTTAAGCCAGGATCAAAAAGATCAATTGAACCTACTTATGGATTATAGAGACCAAATAGACAGTTCTATATTTCATATACAGAGAATATTGAAGACTTATTTTCCAGAAGAATTTGATGTAGCGTATCAGCACTGGATTCCTCAAATTATAACGGCACTAGATAGTAATAGCCGATGGTTAAATAGAGGAGAAGTAAATATGCAATATACAATTAGCCGAATTCTTGATAAAATATCAGAAGATTCCGGTCAGGGTGTATCTAAGTTTATTAAATAACTTATTGGAGATTAATAATGCAGGACGATACTGTTTATGCTATTACTGACATTAATGGTTATGTTTCTCAAATGAGAGAAGCAGCAGCAAAAAGCATTAGTGAACATAGCCACCAAGACAATTTGGATGACTATATTAGCATTGGCCAAATGATTGGTTTAGTTGAGTCTTATTGTTTGGGCTTTGACGCTAATAATAGACCTCTTTTGAACGAAAAACAAAACGAAATTATTTTTCATGAAACAGCGACAATGATCCACAACACCGGGCTTGCTAAACTAGCAGCAAGAGACATTGTAGAATGTGCTTGGGACGATGAGTTAAACGAAATGGTATTTTGGCATAAGGAGACTATTCAAAATGACCAACCAAAACCTAAGCGAAAACGAAAAAGAAAAAATTCTTGAACGCATATCAAAGATCAAAGAAGATATATGGGAGGCTAGAGAATATATAGTTTCTGATTATTGTAAAAAATGCTCAGACACATATTCTCTAATATTTAGGTTGGAAAAAAAATTGGAAAGCTTACAAAGAAAAATTGAAAAATGAACGTGATTGATAGCCTAAAAGAATATGCTATTCCTGATATTGCTGAATACTGTATTAGTAACAGCATACCAGCGAGTGTTGCCATGATTAATATTAGCGGAGATTTTAATCTTAGTACACTGGTTCGTAACGCAAACTTTTTTGGGTTTAGTAGTGTCCATTATATCGGTAAAAAGAAATGGGATAAAAGAGGCAGCGTAGGAACCCATCACTACACACCAATGTATCACCATAAAGATGAACAGTCTTTTATTTCACAATGCCCTGGTAGGACTGTTATTGCTATTGAAAATAACGTTCCCGAATATAGTCACAAAACCGTTAATCTCTTTGATTATCAATACTACAATACTACTCAACCTATATTTTTATTTGGAGAAGAAAATAAAGGACTATCAGATTTCATTTTGGATAAGTGTGATATTATCCTTACTATTCCTAATTATGGTAGCGTTCGTTCTCTCAACGTGGGAACAACTAGTGGTATTGTTATGGGAATTTATAGAAACTTTGTGGAAAAATTGAAAAACGAAACTGGAGAGTTGACAGAGATCGGTCGATAGTGTATAATACAACATACGCTCCTGTGCCGGTGGTTCCCGGCAATTACTCTTATAAGGTAATCCGAAAGGGGACTTGGTTCGATTCCAAGCAGGAGTATTATTTTTGGACTATGTAATATTTACGAGAACTATTTCCTTTATTTTTTGCTTTATAGGTTGGTAATTGACAGTCGCAATTAGGACAAACAATACGAAGATTATCTAGTTTATTATTATTAGATTTTCCATCAATATGATCCACAATAAGAGTTATAGGTTTACCATTCCAATCATTTCCTGACTGTCCGCAAATCATACAATTATTACCATGCTTTTTAACTAGATATTTTCTTATAGAATTATTGTGGTAATGACCTTCACCAAAACCATTAGTTTGAATATTGTATTCTCTATGATTTTGTAAGCATTGTTTATTACAATATTTTTGATTATAACTATGAAGAGAATGAAATTGATTTTTACAAAATTTACAAGTTCTCATCCTTTTAATTCTTTTAGGTTTTATTCGATTATTGTATGACACACCACATGATCTTGAACAAAACCTTGGATTACTTGTTTCTTTGGAACAGTTGACGCATTGATTCATAATCGAATCTCCTTTCTATAACTAGATAATATCATACACCATTTTCGATTAACAGGCAACAAAATTCATGACAAATCGTTCAAAACATATGCCATATTATGTAATAATAATTGGTATTCTATCTATGTCTTTAGGTTTTAATCTTATTCAATACGAAGAGATAAAATTATTGAGACAAGAAAAAGCAACGTACAAAGTATTTTTTGAATATTTGTATCTGAAGTTAGAGGCTTTGGAACATTTGAAAAACAAAGATTTTGTGTATAATAATTAGGGCGAGTAAAGGTTTCGACTACATAAAGAAGATTATATTGGCAAGTAGTGGTTGGTGGAAAGGCCACTTTAAAAATCTACCAAATGCTGTAACTGGCAATACTCAGTTAGCCCTTGCTGCTTAATAAAAGGTAGCAACAATCTTAGAAAGCGATGAAGGTAGCGTTCAAAAGATTGTCGTAAAATCCTTCGGCTGCTAGAATAGCCAACGGGTTCTAGCCTGAGACTAGTTGGTACGGAAAGATGAATGTTGTTTGTTCTTTAATCTTTCTCAAAACTTATGAACAGAATAAACTTGTAGAAGATGTAATTAGAAATATGATAGGACAGGGGTTCGACTCCCCTCTCGTCCAGTATGCCTAGAAAAATTTGTACTTACTGCGGCAAACGAAAAAACCATAAAAGTTTTCCCAAGCACAGTATGTACAAAGATAATTTGGATAGCAGATGTAGAAGTTGCGTTAAAAAACACAGCAAAGTAAGAAATCAGCTACATAAAGAAGCTCCGCCAAAACCAGAAGTTTGTGAATGTTGTGGAAAAATTCCTCTTAAATGGTGTTTAGATCACGATCATAGTGACGATAGTTTTAGGGGTTGGCTCTGTGAGCCTTGTAATACGGGATTGGGAAAGTTGGGAGATAATCTAGACGGCATAATTAAAGCTGCTAACTATTTAATTATGTCTAAAAATAGACAAAAATAGTGTATTATACTAAGCCGCTTTTAAAGGAGGGCTTATCATGTTTATACTTAAAAAGCTTTTTTTGTTTTCTCTTTTAGGACTATGCTCTCTATCTTATAGCGGAACTATAGATCCAAATATACCAGATCAAAAATATTTAGATTTTGGTAGCAAATTTTATTGTGTTGTTAGGCTTTGTGGCACATACCAAGATGATACAAAATTTTGTGCTTCTGGAGTTATTATTGAAAAACATTTTGTACTAACTGCCGGTCACGTTGTTAAAGGATACAAAACTTGTTATGTAAAAATAGGAGACAAACAGTTTATTGTAGACAATATAATTGTACACAAAGATTTTGATGGCCGATTTGGAGTGGCTGATATAGCATTAGGATATTCTGAAAGCGGTTTTGATCAAGAGCATTTTCCTCCATTATATGAAGATGAAAACGAAGTTGGTAAAGTAGCCTCAATTGCTGGCTGGGGACTAACTGGTAATTTCAATACCGGTATATATAAATCAGATAATAAATTAAGAGCAGGATCCAATGTGATCGATGGAATAGAAAAAGATATGCTGCTATGTTCTCCATCGCGATATGGAGCAAAAGATCATACAATATTAGAGTATATGATAGGAAGTGGAGATAGTGGTGGGGGTCTTTTTATAGAAGGTAAACTAGCAGGAATAAATTCGTGTGTAATGACTATTGGTAAATCTCCAATGTCAAAGTATGGAGAAGAATCTGGGCATACCAGAGTTTCTAAATTTTTAGAATGGATAAAAGAATCCAAAACCGAACTTAAAAAGTAGGCAGTAAAACGTCTATGAGAATAACACAAAAATGGAAAGATCATCTTAAAGAAAATAATATGACTTATATAGAGCATTTGGGCTTTGCTTTATTTTATGGTATCTGTTGTTTATTGGCCGGATTACTATTAATAATACATTCTATATTACCATGTTTTTTCCCAACAGCAGGCAGTGATTTAGTTAAAAAATTAAGCAAGAGGTTTAGTCGTGAAACTAAAAAGTAACTTCTATTATCTAGAACCAAACGATTTACAAATTGTTATAGATGCTTTAAATATATTATATGTACAAATGGGTATGCATAAACAATTAGGTATAGAAACCCCATATAGTAAAGAAGATGTCGAAATGGTTTTAGAAGCCCTTAAAAATAGCAATCAATATAAATGAAACAATCTTCAAGAAAAAAACTACCAAAAGAATTAGCAATTATAAATGCCGATAATTGTACAGGCTGTGGGGCTTGTTTGGAAGTTTGTCCCGTGGATTGCATAATCAAAATACAACAAAATGATAATCTAGGAAACTTACAAAGTTGGTGCGAAATAGATCTTGATAAATGTGTTGGGTGTGAAGTTTGTGTCCGGATACCTCAAAAAAAATCTAATCCATATGATTTAAAGGTTTGTCCTTGGGATGCTATAGAAATGGTTCCCCTAGAATCAGCTCCAGAAATTGTAGCAAAAATTGGAGGACCACCAGAATATGTGAACAAAAATTGGGATAGGTTGGTTGATTCAGCACAAAAGCTGGTTGAATTAAAATTTAATCAAGACTAACTAAAGAAATGTGCTTGACAACGCCGATAGTATATGATATACTGGCTTGAACACAGGAAACCGGAGAAACTTTGGATGATTCACGATTTTAATTATGTTTGGGGTATGGTTCGTGATCTTAGGGCTACTAGCAGCACTATTGATAAGCAAGGTATTATTGAAGATTATTGTAATCATAATTCTGAGGCTGCAAATTTTGCTAAAAAAATTCTTCTTTACACCTATCACCCTTTGTGGCAGTATAATGTTACTAGCGACAATCTGAAAAAGAAGAATTCTTTGAGAGGAAAATCCTATAAGAATTTCTTCGATCTACTTGATGCCCTAAAGAGTCGAAAGATTACTGGTCACGATGCTATTGGAGCAGTCCATACTTTTATTGATAGTCAGTCAAATAAAGACAATATTGAGGAACTTATTTATTGCATTATTGATAAGGACTTGAAAACCCGTGCTGGTGACAAGATTATCAACAAGGCTATTCCTGACCATATTCCAGAGTTTAGTGTTGCTCTGGCAGATAAGTATGAGCCTAAACTTGTAGAATGGAAGGATAATTGGTATGTTAGCAGAAAAATTGATGGTGCTAGATGTATTTGTATTGTTGATGGTAATGGGGACTCTACTTTTTATTCCCGCACAGGAAAGAGTTTTGAAACTCTTGGTGTTGTTAGCCGTGGGATTAAGGCTTTGGGGGTTACTGATGTAATATTTGATGGTGAACTGTGTCTTGTAGATGATGATGGTAATGAGGATTTCCAAGGGATTATGAAACAACTTAAAAAGAAGGATCATACTATTCCTAATCCGTCATTCAAAATTTTTGATATGATCTCTCACGACGAGTTTTATAGCAAGAAGGGTGAAAAGAATCGTCCATATTCTATTCGGTTAGCAAATCTTACAGAGATTATGACCAAAAATGAATGTCCGTGCCTTACTCTGCTTGAACAAGAATTGATTCATAATGACGAGCATTTTCAAGAATGGGTCAAAGAAGCGGCTGATTATGGTTGGGAAGGAGTAATGCTACGAGCAGACGAGCCATATAAAGGCAAGCGTAGCAAAGACCTGTTGAAAGTTAAGAAGTTTTTTGATGACGAGTATGAAGTAATCGACACAGAAATGGGGCCATTTCGTTATGTAAAGAATGGTGCTGAGTGTGAAGAAACTATGTTGAGTTGCGTTACTATTAAGCATAAGGATCATCTTGTGAGAGTTGGTAGCGGTTTCACTATAGAACAACGTCAGGAATTTTATCGGAACCCTAATAAGATTCTTGGACAGATTATAACTGTGCAGTATTTTGAGGAAACTAAAAACCAAGATGGTGGTATCAGTTTGCGATTTCCTACGTTTAAAATTCTACATGGGTCTGCGAGAACCGTCTAAAGAAACGAGTCTTGACAAGTCGATACTCGTAGTGTAGAATCGTAGCATAACCATTGGAGAAAACCATGATTGTTGAGAATACTGTAATTCCGGTTCAGAATACTACTCTTGATAAGACCAAGGCTGATATTTTCTTTGCTACTTTTCCTAGAGACAAGGTAGTTTCATACAAGGAATATTGGGAGAGTGTGCGTCCACAGAATGTGGAAGATATTTTTCGTAGATATCTTTTTGCATACACAAGCGTACATACTACTTGGCAAGGCAATGTTAAGGGCTATAATGCCATTAAGAATTTTGACGAATGGATTGATAACGAAAATATTCTGAGAGAAAAACTGCATAAGAGTGGTGTTGGTCTACACAATAATCGCACCAAGTATATTTGGGATTTTGCTACTAAATTTTGGACAAACCCTAAAGACTTTTATTTTACAACTAAAAAAGGCCACGTTAAAAAGCGTGATGCTATTGTTAATAAGATCAATGGTATTGGTCTGGCTAAAGTTAGTTTTGCTCTGGAAATGATTCATCCTAATGAAGCAAGAGTATTGTGTGGAGATATTCATCAACTTCGCCTTTACGATATGGAACATTTGAAATATAATAAGAGCAAGATCGGAACCGATTCTTACAAGAAAATGGAACGTCATTGGGTTATTAATTGTGGAAAATATAAAATTCCACCATATATTGCTCGGTGCTTGTATTGGGATAATCTTCAAAAGAAAGACGATTCTCGTTATTGGTCATTTGTACTGGAGTGATGAATATGAGCCAAAATGGAAAAGGCGATAAGAGAAGGCCAAAAAGTGTAGACTATAATACGTGGAGTAAAAATTACGAAAACATTTTTGGTAAAAAAGAAAAAAAGAAAAATAAATATGCTAGACGCAAACGATCTTAATTATTTAAGATGGATCTCACAAAGACTATCTGTTAAATACAAAGAGAGTCCAGAGATAATTTTGATTGTTAATAATATTATAGAAAAAATAGAAGCAAATATATCTACATACCAACACTACAGTAATTTTACTACAAGCTCTGTTAGTTATTGCATAAATACACTCAAGGAAATTATGGTGTATGAAAAAAACCTAGCATCTATCTCTAAAGATCTGGCTACAAAGGCTATTTTAGATAAAGGCAATAATACGTTTGAAAATATTTGCATAACAAAATTAATTAAATAAAATGGAAATTATACAGAGCTATTTTAGCAATTTAAGCAATAATATAAGATCAAATATTAGCCTTGTTGCTAGTCAATCTTTAGTTTCTTGTAAATTCCTTAAAAAGCATAAATATACTGTTGTTCTATATACATCTCCAGACCTAAAAGATTCTTTTAAAGAAAACCCTTACGACGATATAATCTGTATAGATGAAGATGAATACAAAGATATTATTAAAAACAACTTCTGGTCTGGTACTAAATTGGTTTCGTGCTGTAAGCATGAAAGACCATATGTTCATATTGACATAGATCTATTTTTAATAGAAAATATATTAGCTGATAAAATCAATACTGGCCTTATAACACTACATATAGAACCATGGATCAAAAATATACTTAAGGTTGACCACGCCTTATATAGTAAAATATATAACACTCAAACATCTGAACTAGACAGTTATAATTGTGCTGTGTTTGGTGGCAGCGATACACAAATTATTAATAACGCAATTAAAAGGACTATATCAACAACAATAAATAACTTAGATACATTTGATAGTGGCTTGGTCAATCATATTAATACGCCAGACTCCTCATGGGTTAAAAGTGTTTTTATAGAACAGATGGTGTTGATTGATAGTATTCCCATACCACCAACAACATTAATAGATACCTTCCACTGTAAAAATTTTTGGGACGTTTTTAGTGTTTTAAAACAAAGCAATATTATCCATTTATGGATGTTAAAAAGCTGCGTAAGTCAATCGATTGGTGTAGATAGATTAATGGCCCTAATGAATAATTACTATTTTTAGAACGTACATAATATGGAAATAATACCACTGCCAGATGATGCAACAGATGAACAAATGATTTCTTATATAAAATATCTGCAAAAAATTATTAAAGATGTAGAAGATCAAATAAAACAAGAAGCCTTAATAGAAAAAGAAGGTTCTAGAAATGAAAAGATTAACTAAAAGTCAAAAACATAAAAATATTTTTGGTGTTTGCGGAGGCATTTCTGAATATATGGGTATCGAAGTTTCTTTAGTTAGAATTTTATTTGTACTAGGATTTTTTGCAACCGGCAGTCTATTATTGTGGATATATATATTACTCGCAATTATTTTGCCGTCTGAGTAGAATTTTTCAAGTTTGGGTATTGACAACGCCGATACATAGGATATAATGCTAATACAACACGGGTGTTTGAGGTCGTGTGGCCGAAACCGTGAAGTAAGGTAACTTAATTTGGAGGTTGATTATCATGGCAGAAATTAGTAATGTTGAGAAGCAGACCCGTGTTCGTTGCAGCGATGAGGCATTTCTTGAAGCGGTTTACTCGTCTAAGACTTATGCTGAGATCGCTAGTAAGACTGGTCAAAAGGTTGCCAGTACTATGGCTCGTTATGCTCGCACCAAGGCCGCTCTGGCCCAGAAGGGTATCGAACTTCCTTCTATGGAACGTGCGAAGCCAACCAAGACAGTAGATAATGTTGAGGCTATGGCTGAGTTTGTTCGTCGCCTCAAGGCTCATAACAACGGCTGAGAGTCAATACTATAAAAAAGGTAGTCGGCTACAACGGTTATAATGGGAGAGGCACACAAATAATCAACCTCAAACTTTTGATTGTTGTAGTCGATTGCTTTTTTTATTCTTTTATTATTCCAGCATGAAGTTTTCTATGACAATTAGAACAGATTACTATGCACTTATCAATTTCATTTTTAATTGTTGCTATTGAACTAGCACTCCTAGACATTACTGATATATTCCAATCTTTAATGTTTGGGTCAACATGATGAAAATCCAAACATACAGGAGTATTTTCTTGACAGAATTTACAACCCTTTTTGGCTTTATATTCATTAATAAATTGTTGATTTCTTTGTTTATATCTTGGATTATTGGCTCTGGCTCTTTCGCAATATGTTTCTTTGTTTGATTTATAATGTTGTTTATGATATTTTGATTGACACTTTTTACATCTAGTTTGTAATCTACCTAATTTTCTATTTTTAAATGCAAAAAATGATTCGTCTTTGTACACTTGACAACAGGAACACTTTCGTTTAGGATTCATATCATACCTCACGGTGGCGAAACTGGTATACGCAAGGCACTTAAAATGCCTCGACTTTTAGTCTTGAGGGTTCGAGTCCCTCCCGTGAGATTATTACACCAAAACCTTTTTAAAGAACAAGGAAAACAAATGAGCAAAAACTCTCTAGAATTTTACAATATTGGAACCAGGGTTAAGTTGACAGATGATGTTTACGGGACTATCATTTGTGTTAGTATTGGTCCTAATCATGCAATCACTTATAAGTGTGGGTGGTGGAGCGGTCGATCATATTGTACCGAAATCTTTAACTCTTCTGATATAGAGGCTGTTGTTACAACAGAAAAAACTAGAATAGGATTCATTTGATGAACGAACACTCTAACCCTATCGACTTTATTATTGAATTTGCTTGGGCCAGTGGTGCTGATCGTTTTGTAGTAAATAATGCTAAAGATGAGTTAAAAAAACTTAGAGCAGATAGCGCAGATTCTCAAAGATGGTTAAGCTGTGAGAAAGAACTAAGCGACCTAAAGCAAAAATATACTAAGATCATAGATATATTCAAGCATCCTGTTGCTTATGGTCTAGTCAACGATAGACAAGACCTATATGATCTAAGACTTATTGACAATCCATACAACCCAGATGAAAAAGTGGTTCCTCTTTACTCTAACAAAAAAGAATTTTTAGCTGGAGACTGGAAAGGATATAACCAATATGGTAAGTTTACCAAATAGATTTTATCGAGGTATTGTGCATAGTGACCCGGACTTTAAGCATCCAAATTTTCGCTTTATTTTAGTCGATACGATAAAAGAAGTTCAAGACGAACACGGCGATTGGTATTTAGACATTTTCCATGATGCTGTAGATTTTTTGATGCACGATCATTCTTTGGGAGATGTTTTCTACGGGGTCTATGCATCTTATTGGATAGACATTCCGAAAGGTCCGCTTAAAATTACAGACACTAAAGATTTGAAAGAAGCTATCAATATTTCTGAAGAAATAATGGGTAACAAAATAGTAGATAGATCTAATGATTAATAATCAGTATCTAATAGACTGTTCAGACTGGAGTGATGAAGGAGGATCTTGTCAGGTTTATCCAATTAAAAATCAATCCAATCTAGTATTCAAAGAATTCAAAAACAAAAAAAAGGCCATAGCAGCACACTCAATACAAAAAAAATTATCACGATTCGATCTTGCTCCAAAAATATACACAGAAATATGTAAGTTAAAATTTGCTTATCATAACGACATATATTTTGACGATCCTAGCAACTGGGGGTTCGTTACCGAATTAGCCACGCTATATGATCCTGCTACGGAAATTAGTATGCGGGACATTCAAAATTTAGTCAATGATATAGAATTCAAAACCGGCTTAAAATTTTGGGACTGTCATTGGTATAATGTTGGAACAGTAAAAAGAGGCCGAAAAAAGAAAGTTGTCTGCATAGATACTGGAAAAGAAAGTTTTAATGGAATATCTAATGCTTGGGGAAATCCAGACCCAGGCCCAAAATGCTCATATTGCAGACGATACAAGTGTAAGTGTTTCGCATAGAAGATGGTGTATATTTATTTTGCGTCTATAAATCCCGATGGAGAAAACAATGTCTAAAAATATAGATGACTTATACAAAAAATTGGATCAACTATCTCGGGAGTCTGATAAAAATGACTTAATGTTAAATAAACAAGTAACAGATCTTGGAAAAGAAACATCTAGCCTTAAAAAAGAGATATGCTCTATTAAAAAAGAGGTTTCTGAAATTATGACAAAAGTAGATATTGTTTTAGAAATTTTGAATAACTTCACCATTCTATTGGCAGAAGAAGATGATATGGATGTAGAAGATTATGAAGAAGAAAATTGGGCATCAAAAGACGATAATTTTTGGGAAAATGATACAGACGAATCAATTTGATGCGAATTCAGCATTACTGATATTTATAACATATTTTATACTAGATATGTTTTATGCATATTATATTCTTTGCATAGAATCTAGACAAAATTTAATGTCGTCTTTTATGGCTGGTATGATAACTTCACTATCCGCATTTGGGGTAGTAAGCTTTAGCAAAAATATGCTATATATTATTCCGCTATTTTTAGGTGCATTTGCTGGAACTTTCGTAACCATGAAAGCGAAAGAAATCTTGCAATCCAGAAAGCGTAATGTTGACAACGCGGATTGACGATGTATACTTGGAGCATCACAGGACACTTGGAGAAACAAAATGAAACTTGCGGATCGAACGGTTGAAGTTCATAGTGCTGGTATTAGTGCATCTAATCAGTTTACGATTGCTCAAACTAGCAAAATGTTTAAGATTCTGTCGGACTCTCTTTATTCCGACAAGGTTATGGCAGTTATTCGTGAACTTGCCACTAATGCTTATGACTCTCACATTAGTGCTGGTAATAAGAATCCTTTTCTTGTAAAGTTGCCAACCGCTGCTGATCCCAATTTCAGTGTGCGTGATTACGGCACTGGTCTTAGTCAGAAGGATATGGAGCATCTGTACACAACTTATGGTGCTTCTAATAAGAATGATAGTAATGATTTCGTTGGTTGCCTTGGTCTAGGTTCTAAGAGTCCGTTTGCTTATACTAAGAGCTTTACCACAACGTCTTATTTCAACGGCACTCAATACACATATATCGCGGCTATTGACGATGCTGGTGTTCCTAATCTGAATCTTATTCATTCTTGCGAAACATCTGAGCCTAATGGTCTTGAGATTAGTTTTGCTGTTAAGCAATATGATTTCCAAGAATTTAGTCAGAAAGCTATCAGGGTTTTTCATTACTTTAAGATGAAGCCTATTATTTCTGGCGGTGTTACTTGGGATTTTAACAAGGAATACAGCCAGCGAAATATTGTTATTGATGGTGATGGTTGGCGTGTTTGCCGACTCAATAATGATAGTAATAAGTTTCCTAACAATTATCATCGTATTCAGAGTGGTGTTATTGCTCTGATGGGTAACATTGCGTACCCAGTTGAGGTTTCTCATCTTATTGGTGAGGAAAAGGCTGAAACTCCAGACCATATTGCAAAGTGGAATAGGGCTTTCAATAAGGCAGATATCGCTTCATGGAAGGCTTTTGTCGGAGAAATTATTAGTCAGGGTCTTTACCTTGAGCTTGAGTTCAATATTGGTGAACTTGAGATGGATGTTAGTCGAGAAGGTTTGCAATACACTAAGAGTGTTGTAAAGACTCTACGAGAAAAGACCCAGGATATTTTCTTGGAACTCAAGAAGAATTTTAGTGACAAGATCGCTACTGCTAAGACTAAGATTGAGGCAATCACCACTTATTATCAGATGAATGATCTTGCTGGTGGTTGGGGCGTTGGTGCTAGTTGGACTGATTCATCTGGTAATGACCATAATATTACTAGTGGTCAAGATATTGAGTATAAACTTAAGAAGGATGAGAATCTATATGTGTTCAATTACAGAACATCTGGATATCGCTCTCGTCGCTTAGTTTATATGACAGACCGAATCCATCACGATACTCTTACTGGTAAGGGTTATTCTTACTGGAATAGTAGTCGCAAGTCCGGCAATATGGTTTTCTTCTGGTGCGATATTTCTGCCACAGAAACCGCCAAAAAGATTGTTACGAAGTATTGCAATCAGAACGATTGTTTTGCTTATCTGTTGGTCAATGCTAATGATCATACTGATGTACAGAATAACTTTGCCTCTCTTGTTGAAGATGTTGGAGAAAAGAATATTCTGAACGTGTCAGATTATCGTGATCTGATTAAGTCCACCCCTAAAGCAAGAGGGAGTCAGGGTAGCAAGGGTAGCGTTAGCGACCAAGATATTTTCTTGATCTTTGGAGATCGTAAGAATACAGAGCCTCTTAATTATGACTACAATGATGCTAGTCTGATGCGTAGTCTTAGCAAGAGTAGGCTCGATGATCTTGAGGATGAGGATCAAATTGTGTATATTCCTATTCTTAGATACGCAGCCGCTACTACTGATTATCCATCAATTAGTAGTTTGTCTATGAATAAGGACTTTCTTGAGAAGCAAAAGATATTTGATGACACAAATATTTATGGTATCAAGCAGAGTGTAGTCAATCGTTTAGTCAAGGAGGGTTACAACCTTGTCGATTTTAACACTTGGTTCAAGACCCGTCTAAAGAAACTCAATGACACAAAGTTTAAGGATATCTATCAGTTTAATAGCCTTGTTGAACAGTGTAAAGCTGAGTTCAATTCAGACGATAAGATGAGTCATGGATATGGTCACGGATACATTGATCGCCAGTTCCTATTCCATATGCTTAATATTTTCGGACTTGAATATAGTAAGTTTATCAATAATCAGAAGATTGTGTCCGCTTTGGACAGTCTGATGATTTTGGAGTTCTTTGCCGATACTATTCATCGTAACGAATTTGATATTAGCAAGTTCAAGAAAGACGATTACTATGGTCACATGACCAAACTACTTAGTGATTTTGGTATCAACGGCTTGGACAGTGCTAAAATCAAAGATTCTAATGTGGTCTATAATCAAATTCATCGGGTTATTGATCAGATTTATGATAGTGGCAAGGTTTCACAATATAAGAATGTCTTTAAGAAATCCGAGTCAGATAAAGAGTATACGGCTCCAAAGATTTCTTCTCTTAGAAAAATTATTAAAGCGGAACTTGACAACAATCCGATACTGAAGTATACTATGTGTGTTACGCCTGTCAGTGGCAACCTGAGAGAATTGAAGAACATTAATCCTCTCAAGCAGCATGACGGTAATAGGGGTTACTACTATCGTGATAACAATAGTTGGTCTAACTCTATTGATGATGTTGAGAGATTAAAGGTTCAGTTTGGTCAAATGATTGGTTAATTTTCACAGGAAACAGGAGAAAACAAATGAGCGTTCCTTTTATGTGGGTTGATGGTAATCTTACCCTTGTTCTTAACAACAAGAGTTATCAGGTTTTGCCGGATCATATTAATTACAAGATGATTCTTGAGGCGTTGCCAACCGCAACCGCTGATGAACTCTTGGAGATTGTTGATGTGCAAAAGGCTGTTGCTACTTTTAGTGATGGCCTTGTGGAGATTAAGAACGGTCAAGTTCTTTATGAGGGCGAGGTTGTTCATGGCAGTATTAGTAAGCGTATTCTGGAATTTATGAGCAAGGGTCTGCCTTTTCAGCCTCTTGTTAATTTCCTGAATAATCTTATGGATAATCCTAGTATGCAGAGTCAAAAAGAGCTTTATGATTTCCTTGAACACGAACACCTACCCATTACTGAGGACGGTTGTTTTCTTGCTTATAAGGCAGTCAGAAGTGATTACAAGGATAAGTATCGTGGAGTATTCGATAATAGCGTTGGCAACATCTGTAAGATGACCAGAGCAAAGGTTGACGATGATCGTAGTCGCGGTTGTTCTGATGGGCTTCATGCTGGTGCATTAAATTATGTTGCTGGTTATGGGAGTGTTGATGCTGGTGATCGTATTGTCATTGTTAAGATTAATCCCAAGGACGTTGTGAGTGTTCCTAGCGACTGCAACTGCGAGAAACTTCGCACATGCGAATATCTTGTGGTTGGAGAATACCAAGGAGAACTTCTCAAGCCATTGTATTCGGCTACATTCTCAGAGGATGAGTATGCTGATTATGATGATGACGAGGATTATGATATCCGCGACGATTACTGGGATCAGTTTGATGACGATGAAGATGATTACGAAGATGAGGATGACTACGATAGCGTTTATTGATTAAAAAGGATTAGTGGAGTCTGGGGACTAAGATAGTAGCCTCTGGTATCGAATGATACACACGCTATTTGAGAGGGTTCGATTCCCTCCCGCTATTTTATATTGCTAATGGTGGTAGAGGTTGCCGCCCCAATATAGGTTCACAGAAGAAACAGGTAAAGAAATGTTTAGTGATAATCTTGGATTTAATCCTTTTGATAAGAACAATAATACGTCGGTCAAGAACAGCGAAAAATTCTTGAATTCTTTTAAGCAAAATCATATTTTTGTTTACAACGGTAATCCTCGTAAGAAGATTAGCAGTATGAGTCATACTGATCGTCTTACAGAGGCGATAAATGCCAATAATAGTAATGACTCTGACGTTTATTTCTATGTAAACGGTGGTCGCAAAATGTATGCGATTAATCAGTTTACTAGTTGCTTTTGTGATATGGATGCTGGTAGAGACAATGAAGGCAAGTATTTTAAGCCTAGTGTTGTAATGCAGCACAAGAAGCGATTTCTTGAAAAGATTAACAACTTTCCAGTTAAGCCTAGTTGGGTAGTTGATACTCGTAATGGTTATCAGTGCTACTGGATTTTTGATGAATCTAGTCGCCAAATAATCGGTAAGAATAAAACCTACTGGAATGGTCTACAAAAGAAACTGGTAAATTACTTTGGTGGCGATCCACGAGCGATCAAGCCTAATCAGATTTATCGTGTTCCTTATACTTGGTGGCGTAAGGGTTGGGAGAAGAAAGCTCCTTATTTTACCAGTATTCTGCCAGGATCAACTGGTCAACCAATTAATGTTGCGGCTTTGCAGTCGGCACTAACTGGTCAAAGCACCAACATAGTCACCGATCCTGCTAAATGCAGTGATGAATGGTATAAGGGTTATGCTAAGGCATATAAGAAGGCTGATGAAAATGGTCTACCTGTATCTGTAGATGTGGCAAAAGAAATTTTGCAACAACTTAGTCCTAGTTGCGGTCAGAAAAATACTCAGAATTCTATAGATACTTTTCATCATCTTGGAGCTAATACGAATTATAATGCGACTATTACATCTTCAGATTTTGATGATGCTGTTTATGTTAACTCAACAGATCAAGTCAAGGCTTATGGAGATGCTAATCCTGTTGTGCCTGGAAGAGTATCTGGTGACGGTTGTTTAAACCTGACTGGTCAGCAGACCAAACTTTTAAAAACGGTCGTGGAGTACCTTAATCAAGCGTCCACAGCGTTGTATTTCAGCAACAATCGCTTTCTAAGTAGTGCTGCCAAAGACCTTGCTGCTCAACTTGGCGACCAATTTTGTATAGGTTAAAGATGCATGATCCATACGACGATGAAGATGATGGCTATGATGACGATTATTATAACTATGATTATGGCGATCAATATGACCCATATAAATTTTATTTTAAGTTCGACCTTAATCAGAATTCTCCATTATCCGAATGGATAAGCAAAATGGTAAATAACTTTCTTGGTAAAGATTTTGATCCAGATAAGATGATAGTGTTTCCTGTGAATAGTTGGAACCCCAATGCTGGAGGCAAGGACAAACTCCAGTATTTGGGGTCCAATTATGCAAACGAGCCTATATGGAAAACAAAATATTGGGCTATAGACCCAATTAACTCAGCTTACAAGTCTCATATTCAGGCGAATGCTGTTCATTTTATTACTCAGCCAAAATATTATAAGGGCTTATTCGAGATTTTAAATTAAGGAGCAACAATGTCAAAACCAGAATGGTATATAATACCAGATTTATCAGAATTTACAGACAGAGTAAGGTATATAGTATATAATAATTTTGGATCATGGGATGATAGGTCTGAGTTAGATACTCTTATAGACGATATAAAAGATGCTGAAAAAGAGGAACTAAATAAGATATTATCTCACCAAGAGTCACTAGTTATAGTAAAAGAAAATATCAAAACTCAAAGACATAAAATAACAAAAAAAACTAGATATCTTTTAGATGATAAGATCTTTACTGAAATAGTTAGTAAGCTTAATGATAGAATGGTAAGTAATATAATGGTAGGTCTAGTTCAAAAGGGATTGGTTGAAACAGCTTTTGACGAGAAGGCAAACGACTTCGTATTTTGGGTAAAAAATAATGAATACAAAGAAGAGATTGAAAAACCAGAAACCGATTGATGTTGATGCTCACTTCAAGTACAGGTGTCCTAAAACAGATTGTGGATTTGATCACTGGCTATCTTTGAAAGAATCCCAAACAAAAGGATTCAAGATAGTTTGTGATTGTGGTTTGGTTTTTCGTCCAAAGAGGATACAAAAAATAGAAATAGTCTTTAGTCAACCAAAGCCATTGGCGAAAGTCAAACAAGAAGAAGTTGCAACTAAAGAAAAATCTGAGATGGGTCTTGATCTTTTGGCCGATTGTGCTAAAGTCTTGATAGGCTATGGCTTTACAGATAGTGAAGCAAAATCTTTGTGCAAAAAAGCTTTTGAGAAAAACCCGGTGGACAACTCTGGGTCGTTGATTAGATACATATTACAAAATTTGGAGGATTTAAATGTCAACAATTAAGAGACCAACATCGTTCGATAGAATTATAGGACAATCCGAGGTAGTTAATAGACTTAAAATAAGTACGCTAGGCTGTAAAAAAAGCAATAGTGTGTTACCCCATGTTTTAATTGATGGGCCTCCTGGTCTTGGTAAAACAACTATAGCTGGAGCAATAGCGACCGAAATGGATGTTAATCTATATACTGCTAATGCCGCAAACTTGAGAAGTGTAAAAAATGTTTTACCGTACCTAATGAGAATGACTAAAAAATCAGTGTTTTTTATTGATGAAATCCATAGATTACCCAAACTAGTTGAGGAGTTTTTGTATCCAGTTATGGAAGACTTTAAGATTAATATTGTTCTAGAAAAAGAGCCAGAAGAAATTGAAATCCCAGCATTTACCCTTATTGGTGCAACAACCAGTGGGGGTAGTCTTAGTCAGCCTTTCTATGATCGATTTCAAATAAAAGAACATTTATCATTTTATACGGACGATGAACTAGCTAAACTAGCAGGATTGAATTCTGATAGTCTGGGATTAGTAATATCGGAATCAGACCTTCTAGAAATTGCAAAAAGAAGTAAGGGAACTCCGAGAATTTTAAATGCAAGATTACAATGGTATAAAAACTACAAGATGTGCAATGATACACAATGTAGTATTGACGATATATTTCGTATACAGGGTATAGACGAGCACGGTCTTGACATCTATGATAGAGCATATTTGGAGATACTAAAAAATAACAGAGGTAATCCATTGGGATTAAAGTCTATAAGTTCCCTTACTGGAATAGCAATTGAAACAATAGAAAACAGCATAGAACCATACTTAGTAAGGAAGGGTTTTGTTAGTCGTACCCAAAAAGGCAGGGTTCTTAGTCAAGTATGGAAAGCTCAAGCATGAGAAAGCTATCTGATGAATTAGATATTGTAAAAAATATCTGCACCTATTGGGACGATGGCAAGACTAGTGTTATTAAACAAACGCTAAGTTCTTGGAAAAAGCATAATAAAGATTATGCTCTGTCTCTAATAGATAGAGCAGAAATACAGGAGTTCTTACAAGAATATAATTATAAGTATCTGTACCTATATTTTAATAGATTTAATCTATATTCCATAAGATCAGATATAGCTAGAATAGCACATCTATTCATATATGGTGGATTTTACTTAGATAGTCATGTTGGATTATATGGATCGCTAAATAATATTTGTTACGATAACAATTTGAATGATTATAACAAAGACAGCTTATGCTATACGCAACCGATGGGGTTGATATATTCTCAACCAAAAGCAAAACTATTACTAGAATGTCTGGATGTAATGAATATTAAGGTCAAAGAAATAATTTTGTCTAATAAAATTAGAGCCGGACAATATAAAAAAGATATGTATGTAGCATGTGGTAACGGTATGTATAACCATCTTAATAAAAAAGGGGAAATTATCGACTTTAATACACAGCCGTCAAATACAGATCAAATATTAAAATTTTTTAGAATCTTTGTAGAAGATGACAGCCTGTATAGGTTTTACGGAAACTCACTGGTTATGGATAAGCAAAGGGAAACCAACCACTGGTCTGTTGTATCAGAAAAAATTGATCTAATATGAGAGATAAATTTTTTATAGACTGCGAATTGTTGTGTTTATGTTCTCCTAGAAGCGGCTCCGCATCCCTTGCTCAATATCTTAATTTTTTAGGCTTAGATATCGGTCACGAAATACTAAAAAAATCTGGAATAGTTTCTTGGTGGAATAGTTATAATGAATCGGGCGGTGAGATTTATTTTTGTAGGCAAACTGGTCTTTATTTTAAGCCTAAAACTACGATTAGACTACTACGACAACCTCAAGACTGTATATCTTCTCTGGTATTGGAAAACGAATTCAGGTCTAGAGACAACGTTTCGTTTAAATATCGTTCTTTTGTGATAAATCAAATATATAATATTAATATATCTACAATGAAACCAATTCAGTGTGCCATATATTCATATTTATATTGGAATGAAATAATAGAATCAATGAATAATATTTATGCTAATCTAAGAATAGAGCGTATTAATCAAGATATAAACAAAATTAAAGACAAATTTACATTAAGCTTAAAACAAAATTTAGAAAAACCAGATGTGTTAAATAAATCAATAAATAAGTTTGGAACACATCCCAAAAAAATAAGTAACAAAGAAATACAAAATAGCATAAAAGACCAGCAAACATCGCAAATTTATGCTAAATACACAGACATGTATTACATGAACAATTAGTTTTGCTCAAGATAATACAGATTCTTATGATATAGTTGACCAATTATTATATTGGCACTAAAATATTTAGTCAAAAATGACTAAAAAGTGTATAATATACTGGGCCTATGCATTTTATAAGCATGATCCAATTATATATTATATAATAAGACTAAAAAATACTATGGTTAAAATAATATATCTGCTATTTATTTTATCAACAATCTTGACGGTCGCTAGCGCCAATGATAGCTTTATATTAACTTCAGTAGAAGAAGCTAATCAACTATCAAAAGAAACCAACAGACCAGCTTTAATAATATTTGGTTCCGATTACTGTCGATTTTGTGAATCGTTAAAAAACGATATATTATCAAGTAAATTGACGCCGCATACTGATAAATATATAGTATGTTATATAGATATTAAAAAGAATTTAGAAATTAAAAATCAATACAATATTTCAACAATACCTGATTCAAGGATTTTTATCAACGAAAAACAAAAAAAGAAAATTATAGGGTATTCAAAAGAAAACTATATTAAATGGTTGAGTAATGATTGACCAAAATATTATTATTATTTGTATTATACTTATTTTAGTTATTAATTCGTTTTTTATAGGATATTTATTAGGTCGGTCTGGACGAGATAATGGTGTATTAAACAGTAAGCCTAGATCTTTTTTTGATCAGGAATCATTGGCTCAAAAAAACTCACAAATTTTAATAGATGACAAAAAATTTGTTGTAGATATAAAAACAGAAGGATTAGAAAAAAAATACGATTCATTAGGTGAAATAAAAAAAAGCGAAGAAAACATATCTAATTCTGTAGATAAACTAAAGAAATTAAAGAGGTAAATTATGTCAAAAGGTTTAGATGTAGGTACAAGCTTCATAGTTTTGTCATCAGAAAAAGAAGGCAATATTGAATACAAAGATTTTCGAGATGCTTTTTACATAATAAGACCAACAACTCCAGTCGCCACAAAAATGATAGAAAAAGGACTGGCTGGAAAAACATTTATCAAAGACAATGATGGCTCATTCATTATATTGGGTAAAGATGCTATAGAAAAAGCTGTAGAAAGAAACGATATTGCTAAACGTCCAATGTATAGAGGAGTAGTATCTGCTAAAGAAAAAGACGCAAAAAGAGTACTAGCATTTATTCTTAAAGAAGTCGTAGGTAAAGCTTCGGAACCAAATGAAAAGCTGGTTTTTTGTGTGCCGGCACAACCAGTTGATCAAGAAGATGAAGATTTTGATGTTGGATACCACGAAGATGTTGTAAAGAGCGTTTTAGCAGAATGTGGATATGACGCTAGAGCCATAAACGAAGCAGAGGCTCTTTGTTATGCAGAACTAGAGGATGATGATTATACCGGCATAGCAATCAGTTGTGGTGCTGGTATGACGAATGTTTGCGTTATGTTGAATGGAGAACCAACTGTAGTCTTTAGTACCACAAAGTCAGGCGACTGGATTGATCGTATGAGTGCTGTAGCCACCGGAGAAAGCGATAGTGTTGTTCAGGCAGAGAAAGAGGGCGGGCAGTTTAAAATAGGCGAACACAACGAAAATCCTGTTTTAGCAGCAGTGTGCGCCTATTATGAGAGGTTGATAGATTATACAACAAAACAGTTATCAAATGCATTATCTGGCCATAAGTCTTTACCAAAGTTCAAGAACCCTCTTAAAATTGTTATCGCCGGTGGAACATCACAAGCAAAGGGATATATTGAATTATTTGCCCAAAAAATAAAAGATAATAATTTTCCGCTACCTATTAAAGAGGTGGTACACGCACAGGATCCTCTGCACTCAGTATCGAAAGGATGTTTAATAGCGTCTAAGGTACTGTAATGTTTGGTATTAAAAAATATACTAGGTTTGCATATAGGTCTCCAAAATGGTCTACGATCAGAAAAGAGCATCTTAATAATAATGGTACATGTGCGGCGTGTGGCAGAAATAAAAAACTTGAAGTTCATCATATAGAGCCAGTGCATGTGAATCCAGATAGAGAGTTAGATATGACTAATCTTATAACTCTATGCGATAGTCCGTGTCATTTAGTATTCGGTCATCTTATGGATTATAAGAGCTGGAATCCATCAGTCGCAGATGACTGCCAAAAATTTTTACATAAATACCAAAACAGACCATATAAGAATATAATTCAATAAATTTTTATGGTGTACAAATAGATTGAGGAAAACTTAATCAATAAATAGGTGTTATAATATGACCATATTTAGCAATATTAACCGGCCAGTAAATCAACAAACTAACCTGGCTGTGTTTAATCAAAATAGAGAAAATATAAATATTAGTATTGATAATAATATAGAAAACAGGTATATAAAACACGATAAAAATATTTATGATCAAAATTTTAAAAGCTATATAGGTCTATATAATAACGAAGTTACGTATAATAATTCTAAAGTAATTAATATAACATTAACAGAAAAAGCTGTTAGAGAATTCAAGTACAACATTTCTTTAAATAAATTTAATGCGGGATATCCGGAATCTGACTCGTATAGGTTATGTTCAGAAACGCTAGGGTCGATTATAAGTATAGGATCTAAACACTACACAACAAGTTATGATCAGATATCAGGATATCCAAAAGGCACTAGTATAAAAACAGTGCAAGAAAGTCAGCACACTCCACTATCATGTAATACTTGCCAAGGTATTATATGCCAACCAGGAGAGACATTTGATCCAGTATCTTGTCGATGTGTTGTTCCAGCTTTGTGTGTTGATCAACCACCAGATTGTGAAATTGTATCTATTCCACAAAATTTAAAAGGCATAATTAATGGATATGCTTATTATGCTAACGATATTAATGTGCCTATAGATATTCCTGGTATAGGATTAGTGAATCCAACATGCGCAAGGGGTCATTGTTGTGATAGAACAATATTTATGCCAATTTTGGTAAAATCTGATGGGTCGCAAATTTTGGCAAATAAAACAATTAACATGAATAATTTGAATGGGGATATATGCGGATCAAGATTTGATACGTTCTCTTTTGCTACAAACGGTACAGAAGATATAGTAGACTCGCAACTGGTATTAAGGTGCGAATTACAATATTGCCACACGGGTGTAACATTTATTGTTCTAGTGGGTTATGATGCAACAACTAATGATCCTGTGGTCTTATTTAAGAGTTGCGTTGCTCCTGGCCCAACTAATACTAAATTAATAGGTACTATTGACTGTAGTGGGCCAATTGTTGAGTGTGATCCAACTTCTACTCCAATGCCAACGCCAACCCCAACAATAACACCATCTATAACATCTACTTCAACACCAACCACAACGCCAACAACAACACCAACAATAACGAAATCTATAACACCAACACCCACACCAACACCATGCATACAATCAAATTGTACTTATGAGGTTGCTGAAGTAGGCGTTACAGACAATTTAGGCAATTATAGAGAGGTGTCAATAGTTTGGAATGATATGGATCAATTCTTAGCAACTTCTGAAGCATTTGCCCAAGAATTTTCTGATGCTGGCTGGGTGATAACCGCAGTAACTACTGCCCCAGCGATTGGAATATGCTGTAATGGTCAATGTTTCCCACCAAGAGAATTATTACCATTGATGTATGAAACAGCAAGCTTTAGTCAATTAAGCTGTGAGTCTGTTCCAATAGACCCAAACGATACTCCAGCAGTTACGCCGACTACAACTCCAACACCAACTATAACACCAACGAGAACACCAACACAAACACCTCCATCACCATCAGTATCATCTGACTTTATATGAAAAAAAAATACGGACTATTACCATATATAAGAGAAGATATATTTGGAATAAATCAGCAACAAATAATTGGTTGGGAAATAAAAAAATTTGATATTCAAAAACAGTGGATCAAAAGTGAAGGCCTAGGAGTAAAGATAGCAGTAATAGATACTGGATGTGATATTTTTCATGAAGATATAAAAAAAAATATATTAGAGGGGTTTAATGCAATTCATGAAGGTAAAGACCCCATAGATAAAAATGGTCATGGAACTCATGTTTGTGGAACCATATGCGCAAATAATAATACAACAGGTATGGTTGGAGTAGCACCGAAGGCTAAAATAGTTCCGGTCAAAGCCTTAGCTGATGATGGAAATGGCTCATTAGAATCTATTATTAAAGCAATAATATGGTCAGCAGATTACGGTGTGGATTTTATAACTATGTCGCTTGGGTCGCCATATGACTCGCATCATTTACACGACGCTATAAAGTATGCAAGCAATAAGGGATGTATAATATTTTGTGCAGCAGGTAACTCTGGTCCATCGAGCGATATAATGTATCCGGCTAAATATAAAGAAACTATTAGTATAGGAGCTATAGATGAGAATCTAGATAGAACTAGCTTCACATGTAGTGGAGAATCATTGGACTTCTTGGCACCTGGGCATAATATATTAAGCTGTGTTCCAAATAATAGATATGCGCTGATGAGCGGAACAAGCATGAGCAATCCGTTTGCTGTTGGTTGTGCGGCACTGGTGTGCTCTTATTTCAAAAATAATTTTGGTAAAAAAATGAATTCGCAAGACTATATTAGCTTTTTCAGAAAAACAGCCATACCTTTAAAAGACCCAGCGTACTCTGGACAAAAGAGATACGAGGGTTATGGCATTATAAAACCAGTCTTGTAGCGAACATCAAACATATCATCTAAATCTTCTTTAGAAAAGTTTTGATATCTTCGCATTCTTGATATCTCTTTTTTTTGAAACTCTAATAGGGTTCTATTATATAGATTCATTTGTTTTTTCTCAAAATAAACACTAGTTTTTAGAGCATCGTTATTTAAATACATAGAGTATGCAACTTGATTATTGATGTTGGCTAGTGATGTTTTATAAGCATAGTCTCCATTAGCATATGTTCTGGAGGCATATGTGTCTGAATTACTCATGCTATTGTTTACAAGACGATCAAGATTATAACCGATACCAGCAACTGGACTAGGGGCATAAACAGATCCTGAATTAAAGGAATAATTTTGAGAAAATGCACTAGATGAATATAGAAAAACAGCAATCAGAATTATTTTTTTCATTGGTAGGCTCCTTATTTAATAATAACGCAAAGCGTGTATCAGGCAAAGTTTTATCTCTCAAGGTAACCAAGCCTATACCATTCATTAGCCATATTATCATTAACCTCAACTGATAGTTTAGATGATCTAAAATTCGAACACCCGCTACGCTCTGTTGGTATGTGGCCTATAACTGGAAAAGACTCTACCCTAGGAGAGAAATCCGTGTCTTTATCATATGATACAACTATTTTTTCTATATTTCTATATCCAAGATAAGCAGAAATAGCCACATCATCGTTCCAGGTTTTTGTGGCAAAGTTTTCTATAAAGTCTTCTACTTCAAAAAATTTTCTAAGAAAAGATACTGTTTTATAACCCTCCAACATTTTAACCCTAGTATCTTTCGATAGAGATGTACAAAAATGACAACTGCCATTTATCGCGGTTATGCCAGCAAAACCTATAGCAGAATTGGGATATTTGTTTCTGATGCTTATATGATAGTTTAGCATATCAGTATTATAATAGAGATCGTCATCTACTATTATAATTATACAATCAGGGTCCGATATCCTTTGTAGGGTTGGTAATAATTTGGTTACTGGGCCATAGTCATCTACGGTGAATATTTTAAGATTTTTATACTTATTTACATAGGAATGAACCCATTCTGGTATATTTACTATCTTACCCATATACTCACGGGGGATATTTAGATGAATTTCATATTCTGGATATGTCTGATTTAATAAGTTGTCTAAACAAATTTTAGTAGTAGAATGATCTCCCCTAAAATTCATTCTGTCTGGAATAGTAGTCAAAGATAATACTATACTCATAGTTCGATAATACCCTTATCTTTATTTATTACGCTACAAAATTTTTGATTATCCCATATATCGCTTGTATCTTTTGCTCTAAATAAATTGCAGCCGCTATTAGATTCAAATGGTAGCATTTCGTCTATTGGAAAGCTATTTGATCCCCTACCGTCGTAATTGACTGGCCTATAGTCTGTTTCACACTCATATGAGCAGCATGCAAAAAACATATTGTTATCCCAACCATAATAACCCATAAGTAAATCATTATTCCATGTCATGTTCAAAAAATCAGGACTCATCAAATATTCTAAATTTAGATTTTTTACCCAGTAAGAGACACTATGCCAATGATCTGGGAGTTTTAAGTAAAGATCTTTTTTTGTTGGAAAAAGTACTGAGCTTTGATAAAATTTTCCGAATTTTTTACCATTATCGTACCATGTTCTAAGCTCCATCGGCTGATTACCCCTAAAGCATATAGAATGATTGTCTGGATATTCTATGAGCTTTTTAAAATGATAGTCTATCATATACGGACTATATAAATGGTCATCGTCACATACTAATAAAATATCATTTTTTTTAAAATTAATATGTTTTAATGGATGAATGATATTACTTATTGGGCCGTAATCATTATCATCTCTTAATAAGATTATGTTTGGATAGTCTTTAAGATAAGTAAAAAACCAACTTGGTATTTCATATGATTTATAGTTTATAAAATATTTTGGTATATTTAATATTATCTGATAGTCTAGCTTGCTTTTTTGATTTAATAAACCAAATAAAAATTTACGACAGATATGTTCGTTAGCTATTCTATCTGGTAAACAACAAACAGATATATATATCATACTTTATTTACCCAGTATAAGTCTATATCTGGAGAATCTTCTTTATTTGATGCGTCTAAACCAAGAACAGGAAAAGTATTAGTTTCTAAACCATAGTTACCAACTATGTTTTTATTAATAAAAGAAAGCTCAATAACATGAGGAAAATTAGGAAGTATTATTTTTTCATTTGAAGAGTTTACGTACTCTAATTCGAATGAATTACCATGAGCATTTCCATGAATATGGAATAGTATCATATTTTGAAAATTATTGTTAATTATTTGATACAGCTTATTTTGATTAATTG